CCGCAATATGGAACTGGGCAAGAATTAAATAAGAAAAAGATAAAAGAAATAAAACGAGTTGTCGGAGTGGTTAAGTCATTTTTATGATACTACAATGATACCAGTAATATAAATTAATCATGTATTGTGTTGATTATCAAATGTCATATCCTTTGTTGGTAGTCCCGTACGCACCGCTTCTCAAGAAAGCAAAAATAGGAAAAGCTCTGATTCTCAACAGAATTAGAGCTTTTTTAATTGTTTGTGATGAGGTAAAATATAGTATTTCTATGAAGTATGTCAGGGGCAAATTCAGGGTCTTTTTGGGAGGCCATATAAAAAGCCCCCAATATACGTTATACTTCATTGATTTTCATTGTTTTGTATAGGAATTTCCTGTTCCCTACTTATTAATTTTGTAATGTAAATTAAGAGCGGTATGAAACAGGAATCGATGAAAGTTTTGTTCTTCATTCGCAAGAGCAAATTATTGAAAAACGGTGAGGCACCGATTTTTCTTCGTGTGACAGTTAATGGGCAGCAGGATGAAATCCGAATTCAGCGTTCTGTTCCAATCAAATTATGGAATAACACCAAGGGGTGCAGCAAAGGAAAGGATCGGACATCGGTGGAATTGAACAGCTACATTGAGTCATTAACCATCCGTCTGTATCAGATTCATAAGGAATTGGTATGTCGGGAGGCTTTGATAACTCCCAAGCATCTTTTAGTAAAATTATTCTCAAAGGAGGAACGTCGTACAGTACTGGGGACAATGAGAAAGTACATGGAGGATTGGACGGCATTAATCGGCAAAGAATATCAAAAATCCACCCTTTCACGCTATGGTAATTGTTACGAGTCACTGGAGGCTGTAATTCATGAATTCTATAAGAAAGAGGACATCTCTTTTAACGAACTGAACGGTGAATTCATAGATGCTTTCGAGATGCATCTGAGGATAGTGAGACAACTGTCCCAAAATACTCTGACCAAGTATATGAGCTGCTTCAGGAAAATAATCGGGATAGCTCGGGATAACGGATGGCTGACTTTCGATCCCCTTGCCGGAAAGCGTAAGAGGCTGTTCCGAAAAGAGGAAACTTGTCCGACTTTCCTGACTTTAGAGGAGTTGCAGAGGATTATATCAAAAGATTTTTCTACCACCAGATTGGAGCAGGTGAAGGATTTCTTTCTTTTCTGTTGCCTGACCGGTATGTCATATATTGATGTAAGTACTTTGCTGCCTACCCATTTGTGCCGTGACAATAAGAACCAACTATGGATACATAAATCTAGAGTAAAAGTCACTGCGGCCAAGGAAACTTGTACGAGTAATGTACCGCTATTGGCTCCTGCCGTCGACATTCTTGACAAGTACAAGGGATGGGATTCTGATAACCCGGATGGTCCGTGTCTGCCTGTCCCGTCAAATCAGAAGATGAATGAGTATTTGAAGGAGATAGCCACGCTGTGCCGGATTAACAAGCGGCTGACCGTACATGTTGCGAGGCATACATTCGGGACGACTGTCACGCTAGCGAACAATGTTGCTTTGCAAAATGTGTCGAAAATGCTTGGGCACTCCTCTACGCGTATGACCCAGCATTATGCTCGTGTGTTGGATCATAACATTCTAGAAGATATGCAGGGGGTTGCAAAGTTGATTTTCAAATAGAAGCAAAAAGATCGCATTCTGTCGGATTGAATGCGGCCTTTTTCTATAAAATATCGTTTGAACATTATTCAAACAGATTTCGAATGGTATTAAAACATTTCTCTGCGATTTTCGGATAGTAATTTCTTAATATCACTTTCCCGGTAGAGTATTTTTCCTCCAATTTGATAATAGGGAATTTTTCCACAATTTCGGTATTCTAATAATGTGTGCTTGGTCAACTTGAGCATTTCCGACAGTTCTGTGTCTGTGAGGAAACGTTCTCCATTCAGTGAGGGACTATAGCCTGATTTTAAGGTATCAACAAGCGTTGAGATTTTCTTGATCTCATCGAAAAATCGAAGGACTTCTTTATGTGTTTTGGTAATGATTTCTCCCATGACTATTTTTTCTTTTGTACAATTATTAGCAATGATATGACATCCTGCTTGTGATAAAAGATTTTTTGTCTATCCGGGTGAAGGATAGTGTTCCATTGTTTCTAAGATGTTGTAAAGAACGGGAAGATATACTGAGTACCTCACATACCTCCTTGCTGTCCAACCATTCATCTGGTTCTTTTCTCAAACAAATATTCTGTAACTCTTCCAGTTTACTTTTCAAAGAATGCCATGCGGCTACCATCTCTTTGAATGTTCCGGCTTCAATATTCACGATTTCCATAAACAGTATTTTTTTGTTTGACACAAATGTAATGGTGCTTGCAGATAAATGATAATCTTCTGACATCAGATTTCATCAAGTGTCATCAGATGTCGGAGGCTGTTTAAATGAACTAATACTCTTAATATTCAAGCCGGTCTTTCAAGATCCCCATGTCGTTCATAACTTTCTTATAAGTAATTTTGGCGTATGCCTGTGTGACTCTCAAGCTGGTATGCCCCAATACCTTGGATAAGGTTTCTATAGGTATTCCATTTTCCAGGCAAACGGTAACTGCAAAGGAATGCCTTGCAACATGATAGGTCAGTTTCTTCTTGATACCGCAAATATCAGCCAACTCCTTCAGATAAGCATTGGTTTTCTGGTTGGAAAGCATATGAAAGATTCTGTCTGACTGATTATGATTGAGGTATTTATCAAGAATTTCTCTGGATTGAGGTAAGAGAGGAATGAATGCCGGATGGTTTGTTTTGGTTCTATAGAGATGGATATATCCCTCTCTTTTTGAATCAAATACAATTTGGTCTTTCGTTAATTTGCACATGTTTGCATAGGATATGCCCGTGAAGCAGCTGAAAATAAACGAGTCGCGGACAAAATCCAGCCTGGAGATATCTATTATTTTCTTTCTAATTTTTAATATTTCCTGTTTATTCAGGAACTGGACTTGTGTATCTTCTTTTTTTATCCGGTAAGTGGCAAATGGATTTATAAGTATCAATCCGCATTGATATGCCCATAGTATACCTTTACGTATGAATTCCAACATTTTAGCAGTGGAATTAACGGATAAACAGCAATCTGTTCTGAAGAAAATTTCAAGGTCATGTATTGTCTGTCGGTTGAACTGATCCAATGCCATATCATTGATTCCGTTTTTCTTGCAGAATTCATCGAGACGTTGGTAAACAAGCCTGTGCTTGTTGTAGTGGGATATACTAATTTTATTTGCCGACAACAATTTGCAGGCATCTTCTTCCTGCCTCATGAAAAGTTCCAAAAGAGATGGAGGGGGGGGCACCTATCAAGAGAAAGCGTTGTTTTAACTGATTGGCAGAAATGTGCCTGGAACTCAAAAGCTCCTGCTTGTAATAATAGTGCAAAGTCGTATAAACTTCATCCAAATATGTATTGATAGCGTGTGCATCCGGAGCAGTCTTCATGATTCGTTTCCTTTGCTTGTCCCAATACTCTGGTAAGATGAGTGTTTTCAAACTAACATCCGCAACTTCTTTATTGATAGTGATGCGGAGCATTATTGGGTATTTACCACTTTTTCTGGGTGTACTGTGCTTTAGATAGAAGCTAATAGAAAAATTATGTCTCATGTCATATTAATTTATTATTCATATCCATTAGGTATACCTTCCAATATGGACATGAATAAGACATAACTATTTCATCAGGAAAATTGCAAATTATAGTGATTCAATGAATTTTGCACTATTTATATAGGACTCTGTAAACGATTTGAGAACATTACTATAAATAGCTGTTTGTCAGATAATTATTGTGGATATGAATAAGATGTGATTCCCACCAGGAATCGAACCGGAGACTCTCTTTTAAAATTATTTATTTAATGATTTGATAATCAAACACATACTAATTATATGACCATAAAATAGTTCAATACCTGTTTGTGATATGTTTATTTTGTATAGTTTTGATAGTCAGCGATATACTGATACCTCTTTTTGAAAAGCCATTGAATTAGTCACGTGAATACTTCTGATCTTGATAATTAATAACTCTATTATGCATATGATAAAAAATCGAATAAAAAAGAATACTTATTTAGAAGTGACAAGAATTACAATCTTTAGATTTTGGATGGTAAATTTGTGGTTCACTTAAATATTAT